AAGAAATAATAATACGTATAAGCCATGAGACATATTAAATTATTTGAACAATTCATTAACGAATTAGCGATCAATGAGAGCGCAGTTTCATCTCTCAAAATAATCAAAGAAGAATACAATTACAATGGAATCAATCCTAATGTAATTAAAGGAAAAAAGCTTTCAAAACAGCAAGAAAAGGCGATCGATAATCCAAATTGGATCAAAGCAATTGTTGCTAATGGTAAAGTTGAATCTGATGTTTTAGCAGATGAGAATGATAAACCATTCTTTTTTGAGAAATATGAATTCGGACAAGAAATTGCTAAACAAGTTGATGGTAAATTAGTATGGGCACATATCGAAATAGATGGTAACAAATTCTTAAATACATCTAGAGGTCCTTGGATCATTACAAAATAATTTACTAATACATTTAAAATGGGTTCTTCCTTACGGTCGAACCTATTTTTATCTCAATCAAACTGAAAAAATTAAAAAATTCATTTTTTCAACTAGATATATAGTACTATAAGAATAATAAAATACTTCGACTCTCAGATAAGAAGCAAAAATCTGAATTATGTCGAGCAGTTATCGCACGATAACATAAACATAAAAAAACATTTTAAAAACAAAATGGCACAATTAATTAACGAAGCTGAAATCAGAGAGACATGGTCTCCGATTATCGAATCAGCAACTGGTATCAACGATGCTAGTAAATTAGCTTGGATGTCTCAGTATTGCCACAACCACAAGTTGTATGAAGATGCGAACATCATGAGATTAGATCCAACAATGAACTTAACTGGTATGGGCGCAACATCGTTCCCTTCAGGTTTCGGTTCTAACCCTTCTTCAGTAGGTTCTGGTGATAAAGCTCCAACTTTGTTACCTTTAGCAATGCAAGTTGCTGCACAAACAATCGCATTAGATTTAGTACCAGTTATTCCAATGGCAGGTCCTATGGGTCTATTATCTTACTTAGATTTTATCTATGAAGGTGGTAGATTAGATAATGGTGTTGCTCCAAGTTACATCAAATCTAACTATGCTGGTTTAACTACTGACCAAAATGGTACTGCAACTGATGGTGTATTATTCTACGCTGTTGGTGTATCAAGAATTGATGGTCAAACTATCTACCGTGTATCTGGTACTTTAACTGCTTCTAGCATTTTAGTAGCTGTACAAGCTGTTTCTGCAGGTTCTGCAGCAGCAACTGTTGAATTCGTTAAAGCATTAGAAGATCATATTCCTGATTTCTCTGGTAACAACGCGAACGATACAACTTTACCTTCTAACCCTTCTTATCCTGCAGTTAATGCATACGATAGAAATTCTGGTGAAAGAACTCCAGATAGATTAATGGGTCTTTCTTTATTCTCTAAAGCAGTTTCTGCTGAAACTTTCCAAGTTGCAGCTGCTGTTACAAGAGAACAAGTTCAAGATTTAAAACAATTCGGAGTTGATGCTGTTGCACAAGTTGAAGCAGTATTAGTAAACGAATTGACTCAATCTATCAATGATTTGATCATCTCTAATTTAATCACTTTGGGTACTACTAACGTATCTAATTCATATGCTGCGGGTGAAATCCCATCAGCTTCTGCAATGGACGTACAATTGTACGATGTTAGCAAATTCACAGGTGGTAAAACTGAAGGTTCAGAACATAGAAAAATCTTAACTGGTATCTTGGCTGCTGCTAACTTAATTGCTAACAGAGGTCGTAGAGGTGCAGGTAACTTCGCGGTTTGCGGACCACAAGTTGCTACAGCGTTACAATCAGTTGCAGGTTACGTTCCAAACCCATTCGCTAACACAGTATCTCAAGCTGCAGGTGCAATCTACCCAGTAGGTTCTATCGCAGGTGTACAAGTTTATACCAATCCAAAATGGAAATGGTCTAACTTCGATGTTATCGTTGGTAGAAAAGGTGATGGTAATGGTCCTGGATTAGTTTTCATGCCTTACTTAATGGCTGAATCAGTACAAACTATCGCAGAAGGTACAATGGCACCAAAAGTTGCTGTTAAATCTAGATTTGCATTAGTTGAAGCTGGTTTCCACCCAGAAACTCAATATGTGAAATTCAAAGTAGGTAACGTTCCAACTTCGAACACAGCATGGACAAACTTGATCTCTTTATCTTAATTCTTATTAAGAATAAATTGATTTAAATATTCCATAAATCTGAAAGGACTTCCGAAAGGAAGTCCTTTCTTTGTTTAAACAGAAAGTGGAATATATAGTGTATAACAATACAATAAATACTATGGCACACAAAAAGAATTTTGAAAATTGGTATTCTCTAACTTTAGAATCCATGGAACCAAAGACAGCAGAAAAAACGAAGGCAACAGAAAATAATGATGCTACTACCGCTGAACCAGAAACATCAACAGTGGGTGTTGAAACTTCAAATAGAACTGAGATGATGAGCGATGTTGATACGATCATGAATCAATTATCAAAACTATCTGTTACCGTTAAAGAATCTGTCGATTCAATAGATTTATTTGAAACAATAGATATTGAAGAAGAATTAAACGAAGAAGAAACTTTAATTTTTGATGAAATTGGAGAAGACTTAGTAAAATTACAAGATCAAATCGATTCTATGCTTAAGTGGGATATATCTGATCCAAAATGGATAGTAGCTCTTAAAGGTATTCAATCTGCATGTAATAAAGTAGATGATGCAATTTCAAAAGCTGATCAAAAGCTAGGAGCAATTAAATACAATGAATCTGAAATTAAATTAAATGAAGAAGAATTATCAGAAGTATTATTAGAAAGAGGTGGAGATGGTCCAGATGTTAGAGCTGCCGCAGGAAAGGTAGCAGACTGGTTATTTTTTGCTCCTAGATATAGAAAAATGCAGCAGAAGATTAATGCAATGAAGATGCATGCCGCGGATATTGGTTTTGCAAAAGATAATTTGACATCAGCAGATCCTAAAAAAGCAGCATTGGACGCAAAGAAAAAAGTGTTAGACGGACAAATTAAAGATCTACAAAGTTCAGTTGATGATAAGGCTAAGGAAAGAGGCGAATACATTCAAAAGGTATTAAGTAGAGAAAAGATTTTAGGTCANATGGAATTGATCAAAAGAACGACAGGTAATGAAGATTTAAGTCCAGAANAAGTTGCAGATCTGAAGACTTCGATGCAGAAGTTAAAACAAAGATATGCAGAAGAGGAAGCTGCGATAAATCAGCTTAAACAAGATGCCAAAGAGCAACAACCACAACCTAAGCCTGTTGACAAAAAGAAGGATGATGCTAAAAAGTATTCTAAAGAACGCGAAGAGGCTGCAAAAAAGAAGAAAGAAAAAGAAGCTACTGATAAGGCAGAGAAAGAAAAAGAACCGGTAAAGAACGCAAAGGACGATAAGTTAAAGAGAGTCGAAGACATGATTAAAAGGGAGGAAGAGGCATCAAAGGATAATCCAGAGGTTAAGAAATTACAAACTGAAATCGACAATCTGGAAAAGAATTTAGAAGATCTTAAAAAGGATCCAAAGAAAAATGCGGATTCTATTGATATATTATCAAAATCGATTCCTAACAAAAAGAATCAATTGCAAAAATTAAAGGCATCTGGAAATCCAAAGTTACAAAAACTAAAAGATCTTAAGGACAAGATTTCTGCAAAAGAATCATGGCAGTTAGAAGGAACCGAATTAGGTAGATTATTTGAAATGGAAATTTCTAAGTTAGAGATGGAATATGCAATAAATGAATCTAAGTACTCAAACATTTCTATCTTAGATAAATTAAAAATGTTATTGGGATAAATTATTTTTTAGAATTCTTAGAATTCTTTTTAGCTAACTTAAGGAACTCTTGCTGTTGATTCAGTAAGAGTTCTTTACATTTCTTGCGAAATTCAACTGAAGACTTAAGAATACGGCTATCGACCATTGGAGCCTTTAAGACATCATGGTAGCTTGGATGCACAAAGTTTTCTAAAGAGAAATCTCCCATCTTTGCACGAATCGGTTCTCCTGAAATTGCACAGACCCAGTCAATTGTTTGATAGTTCTCTTCCAAATCTCCACGCTCTACGATCTCTCCGGTAGACCAATCATAATAAAGCTTATTGGTATAATTAACAGCAGTGAACGTGTAACTATGCTGTTCGAATAGAATATGTATAAATTGATCGGATTTACAACGATCCCTTAATAAGGGATAGTCCATCAGTAACCTACGCTGGGCGCGAGATAGGGTTGAATATTGAATCCCAAATCTGTTCGACGGCCACATTCCAGCGGTACGCTTAATCTCTGGGTATTTCTTTTTAATCGCCATATCATATATGTATTTGAAACATTTTAGGCATGCCGCTTATAAGTTAAATAACAAATAAAATATGATCGCCAACGCACTATTTACAGAAAAGTATCGCCCAAAAAATTTAAGTGATTTAATCTTGCCAGAAAGAGTAATGAGTAAGTTTAAAGATGGTTTGACCCAGAATGTATTATTTGCTGGATCTCCAGGAACTGGTAAGACATCTACAGCAAAGGCAATCATTAATCAATTTGAACTTCCATACCTTTACATCAATGCTTCAACCGATACTTCAGTAGAAGTGATTAGGACCAGAATTACTGATTTCTGTTCAACCATGTCAATTCTGGATGATCGAAACAAATTCAAAGTAGTTATATTGGATGAGGTCGATGGTGTCTCTGATCAATTCTTTAAAGCGTTAAGGGCAACAATGGAACAATTCGCTGGTAATTCCAGATTCATTGCAACTTGTAATTACATCAATAAATTGCCAGATCCGATCCTGTCGAGATTTGAAGTGATCAATTTTGATTTTGACAAGTCAGAAGAATTGGAATTGACAAAGAAGTACATCAAACGTATCCATGAGATCTGTGCCAAAGAAGAGATGACAATTGAAAAACCCGCGTTGGTTGAGTTTGTACGTCGTAATTTTCCAGATCTTCGTACAACCTTAAATAAGTTACAGGGTTATAAATCACAAGGAACGTTAAGCATCTCAATCGATGATGTAAAGAGGTTCAATTCAGTTTATAAAGATGTGTTTGACTTGATATTCAATGAAACCGATCCAGTAAAGAACTATAAACTATTGGTAAGTGAATATTCAAATCGAATAGACGAGGTTTTACAATCATTGGGTTCAGATTTTGTAGAGTACATTCAAACTGAAAGACCAAACCATGTGAAATGCGTTCCTCAGATTATTATTGCAGTTGCGGAGCATCAAGCTCAACGAGTAAATGTTATTGATCCAGTGATAACAATGCTAAGTTGCGTTTATACCCTACAGACAATAATAAGATCATAAACATTAAATAAATTTTACCGTGTCAGGTAAAATGATTATATTTATATATAAATAAATGGAAGATCAAGATATGAAATTAGGTAAACATACATTGCTAATCGATGGAAATTATTTCATCTATAGCAGGCTTTTTGTAATGCCAAGACCCAAGTCTGGTAAATTATTAGGTGATGAAAAGAGTAGAGCTCAGTTTTTACGAAAGCTGTGTATCGATTTTGCCTCAGAGATTAGAAAGATGCAACCATTTTTAGATAAAATTGTATTGACCATCGATTCTAAGTCTTGGAGAAAGGATCTTTTTCCAGATGCAAAATACAAAGGAACCAGAACTCAAGATGATTCTGTTGATTGGACTGGTGTTTATGAGATCTATGATGAATTTAAGAATGTCCTAGCAAAGAAAGGAGTTATTGTTAATCAAGTTAATGGTGCTGAAGCAGATGATTTATTATTTGCATGGTCGACATCGTTAAATGTAGCTGGAGAAAACTGTATTATTTGGACTGGTGATAGAGATTTAATTCAATTGGTTGACTATTCCAAAGCAACAGATGGCTATACATTATGGTATTACAATACCAAAAAGAAATTGATTACATTCGAAGGATTTAATAAAATGATGGGAGGACCCATCGATGATAATTCAACAGATGACGATCTTTTATTTAATCTTGCGAGTAAAACTGCTCTATTAGAAAGGGTTCGTTCTGAAATGCAGGATTGGATCAAAAAGAATGCAATTGAAATTGAAGAGATAAATTGTGATCATTTTATCTTTGAAAAGGTATTGATTGGAGATAAGTCAGACAACATTAAGTCTGTTGTTACTTGGAAAAAGAATGATCGAACATATAATATTTCTCCAAAACAGGCAGAAAAAATCATCGATCAATATTTAAAAGAAGAAGAAACTTTCTCAATAGATCACATGTTTAATGAATCACAGATCAATAAAATTGTAGATATTGTCGATCGAACAATAGGACATTCAACTAAGCCTCAAATCAAAGCACGATTTAATGAGAACCTAGATATTATGTTATTGCATTACAATACGATTCCAGAATCAATTCAAAAAGCAATGCAAATTGAAGTTGATAAAAGTGCAAGCATCGAACCTGAATTAACTAAGTTAACTCAAATGGAAAAGATATTAGAAGGAAGTCATTGGTTAACAGTTAAGGCTGATGTTCCTACAGCATTTGATCCATTTGCAGGTCTGGAGGATGAAACAAATTCAACTCCATTGACTAAAAAATTAAACAATTTATTCTAATGAGCGTTAAACCAACCATAGAAGAGCAAGAACAAATCGAATTGATTTTATTAGAGGCCAATGCGGTTGGTTTGAGATATGAAGTAGATTGGACAGCACAGCAAATTATGCAAGAAGATTTGGAATCAATTAATCCATTGGCAGCATACCAAATGGCATTTCATGAATGGGTTAAATAATTAAAGATGTTAGACGAAACAAAATTATTTGACTTTGTAAAGATTATGTTTACAAAGCCAAAGGACTATAAAGAAATAAAACAGCATACGAAGAAACGCCATCATTTTATGATTCAACGTTTCTTTTCAATTAAGTTTCCTGCAAATGCCCAGTTATTTAATAAGAATGGCATTAATGGTGCATCTGTTATTGATTGTTGGAGTTTAGTAGCACAAAGATTTACAAGTGTTCCGGCATGGGTATACACAAAAACAAAGGCTAGCTCTTCCACAAAAGAAAAAAGCGAATACATACCCAGTGAAGAAGCAATAGAACTTTTTATTCGTAAGAATGAAATTGGTAAAAGAGAGTTTGCTGAACTTAAAAGCTTTGCCAAAAACGATCTTTATGTTGAACTTAAAAAAATAGAAGCATCAATCAAAGTTTATTAATGGACTTCTCAACTACCGATACAGTAGATGTAATAGACATCATACTATATAAGTATAACTATTACGACAATAAAATTTGGACTGGAGTCAAAAATAAAATGGACTTCATCCCAGTAAATGAGCAATCAGTCCTGATATCCCCAACTTTGTTAAAGGATTATATCGATCAGGCATATCCAAATGAACTTAATAAATTCAAGTCAATTGGATCTGAATTTTTGCACAAGGATGCCAACTCAATTTATTTTATGCATTTGATGCTTTCACAAATGAAGCATTTGAAATGGGTAAAATTGACGTTGGATAAAAGTAAAAACTATTCTCGTTTGGTAACAGATGGCACTGGAGAGAAAAGAATCAGTTTCAGTTATAAAATACTACATGCAACATTTAGACTATACAATATCTTTGATGAAGACGAAGATTTCGAAGGCATCAATAAAATTTTATATTCAATAGATCTTCTTTCTAAAGGAAAACCATACAAGAGGCATAAATTATCAGATATGCTGGATAAATTAGAGATGTGGATGGAGGCAAATGCTCTAGATTTTGACAATGAGCTTGTAGAATGTATTGGAATCCTATTGGATACGATCGAGCCTAAAATGGAAGGAGACAATCCCGAAGTTTTATTGGTTACGGACTACTAATTTTTATTGTGATATATACAGAAAATAATTTGTATTGTCATGTCATTGAAAGAGACCATTTCTAATTTTGGTAAAAGAGAAGCTCTAGTATACATTGTTTTAGGACTTTGGATTATTACTGGTGTTTTTGGTGGTTACAAACACTCAAATTTTACATCACTCGCAACATATTTCGGATCACTTACAGCATACGTCGCAACATACGTTTGGGGAGAATCAAAGAGACCCAGCGAAAAAACCAGCATCTTTGCACCTGGTCCAACTTCACGTAGAGAAATAATGATTTATGTAATTGTTGCTCTTTGGGCAATTGCAGGATTTGGAGCCATCCAATTTAACGCAAATCTAAACGATCTTTCAATTTATTTCGTATCACTTACTGGTTTCATCGCATCTTGGATCGCTGGAGAGGTTTATAAATCTGAGGATAGCGTGGTACTTGCAACTCAATCAGGGCAAAATGGTATAAATACTGTATCAGATAATAACGCAACCGCATAATGATTAAAGGAAATACTGCAAACGAGTACGGCGACTACCTAATAGCTTCTGTTAAAGAACCATACAAAAACGTAACAAACGTTATTGATTGGGAAATCTTGGCAGGTCTATCAGATTCAACAACAGTTGGAACTGTAACTTTGAATGCAGGAAGTACGACGGTTATAGGCCTTGGTACTAATTTTTCTAATCTAAACAATGGAGATATTATTATTGTCGGAAATTTATCATTGGCAATCGATCATATAGTAGACTCTAATAAAATTGAATTAATTAATCCATCACCAACTTCGGTAGTGAACGTTAAATTTTATAGAAGCACAAATCAATATAACAATTTTACATACGAATTTAGATTCTCAACAACAAATAACACGTTCAATGAATTTCATGAATTGAACAAACAAAAGGATTTTGGAGACTTGTTGAGTATGAATTTTAATCCAAGAGAACCTTTATACCTTGATGTTAAAGCAGAGGTAAATACAATTCAACCCGGAAATTCATTGATATTTATTGCGGTAACTTATACCGTGCAAACCGATAATGGAATCATCGAATCATGTCCTCAGTTATGTTTGGACTGTACAGATCCATTTCTTTATTCTGGATGCGCAACCGTAAGAATTACATGTGAGTACGATAATTTATTTCAACCATATAATTTAAATAAGGCACAGCAAGTTTATTTGCAAATGTCAAAATTGGTAAGCGATATCTTTGGACATCAGGTTACCTATTTTAGAACTGAACCGGATCTAAGAACGAAAGATGTGATCCTAATGGAATACTCTTTATTTAATGTTGTTGACCAACAAAATGTAAAGATCTTGGTTCCAGATAATGAATTTCCTCAGGAATCTACCCTAAGCTATGATATGTTTGGAATTGAATTCGAAGAGTTTGAAATTCATATTGTAAGGGACGAATTTGAAAGAGCGTTCGGTTATAAAAAGCAGCCTAGAGAAAGAGACTACATGTTCATTCCAATCATTAACAAAATGTACATGATCAATAGCATTTCATTGGGTGATCGTTTCAATGCAACAAAATCTTATTGGAAGATCAAATTGGTGAAATACCAAGAACAAACAGAGGTCAATCAGGGAATGTTCGACGATGCAACGGATTCATTTGTTACGGGTATTGAAGAAGTATTTGGTGCAGAGATTAAAGAGACCTACGAGAAAGATACAAAACCGATGCAATATCAAACAGTTACAACTTCTTATAGAGATGGAATTAGAATTTTCCAAGACAAATTGATTAATATTGTAGACTATAGTTTATTAAATAGATGGACAGTTGTTTCTAAAAACTATTACGATTTAACGCAGGTTACAAAGAATTCAACTGCGATGGAATATGCAATGATGAGTCAGTTAACAAACACTCAAAACTTTGCAGTTACATTTTGGATGCAACCGCATTTCCCAACCGGTTATGCAGGTGAAGATTTCATCTTTGGAGATTATGATGCCGCAATAGGATTCCAAATCACATTAACCCCTCAACAATTTAATGTAAAGGTAAACGGAATTGTATATCCTTTCATGCATGGAATTACGTTTAATCCAGCATTATGGTACGCAGTAATTATAAATGGTAGCAATGATTTTAAACAACTTTCAACGTATGTTTATTCATTAGATCCATCAATAAATTATACGGGACTTCCACAGAGCGGAAACGATAATTTGGTACCAGTTTATTCTCAAATACTGGATGTTGCGCAGGCTTTCTCATGGAATTCAAACACAAATTACAATATCAGAGGAGCCAATCTGTACTTAACTAATTTAAGATTGTTCCAGGAACCGGTTGAATTTGAGCAACACAATAACGTATTAAATCAATATGTTGTTAGGGATGCTCAATTAGCAACGATCATAGATAATGCAATCCCAAGCCTAGGTTTCCAAAAGTTCAGAAACCCAAGATAACACTGATACATACTCTAAATAATATTATAATATGTCGGAAGAAAAGAATAGAAGCATCAGCGAACAGGCCGATGATATTCGTAGAGAGTTGGATGAATTAATAGGTTCAGATGATAGCATCACAGATATTGTTAACAAAGATCCAGAACTTCCTCCAGCTAGAATAAAGACTCCAGCTAATTTCAGTGAAATGAAGGCAGGAGCCCAAAAGCAGGCCGAAAAAACCATCACTGCCTTAATGAAGTTTTATCTTGATGAGGAAATCATCACCAAAGATGAGTACCTAATTGCAAAGAAAAAGATGGATGAGATGACGATGTCCTCTTTAGTGTATCAATTACAGGCAGGTGAAAGAGCCCTAACAACTCTATTAGAAACCATCGAAGATGGAGAACTTTCTCCAAGAATGTTTGAGGTACTAGCTACATTACAAAAATCAATGTTGGACATCATTAAATCGCAGACAATGTATTTAATGGCAACTGAAGAATCAACCAAGCGTATTGCTAGGGATATTGAAATGTATCGCAAGAACATTGATAAGCAAGAGATTACCAGTTCTGGTGGATCCATTGAAAATGGAAATGTTCAACGTGGTACCAAAGATCTAATGAGATTGATTAAGAACGCTGGAAAGATCGAAGAAGAAGAGATCGAAGACGTAAGTGCTTTTGAAATAAACGAAGAAGATTAATCCTATGGCAGAATTTTCTAGTGATAATGTGTGGATTCCAAAAGAATCGACAGATATCCAAACAACTAAATTGGTTTGGTCGACAAAAACCGTTAATGACTATATTGTAGCAATTGACAAAGGATATCGACCAAATGTAAGTGCACCATTCTATGAAGGTAAACAACACTTGCGTAAAGGTAATATTGTATTTGAATATACCGACGAAGAGATCCAAGAACTAGCACGATGTGCAAATGATATCGTGTACTTTGCAGAGAAATATGCAGTGGTAATGACAGATGATGGTATCAAGCAAGTTATATTGCGTGACTATCAAAAAGAAATGCTACGCAATTTACAAAACAATAGATTTAATATTGTTCTGGCATCTCGTCAAATGGGTAAAACCGTAACGGCATCTATTTTTAACGCGTGGTTTATTACTTTCAATTACGATAAAACAACCTTACTATTAGCCAATAAAGCAGATTCAACGAAAGAAATTATCGATAAGGCAAAGGTCGTAATCGAGCACATGCCGTTTTACATGAAACCAGGTATTATTAAGTATGACGTGATGAACGTAAGAGCTGATAATGGTTGTAGACTTGTAGGACAATCAACAACAGCAAAGGCTGGTATCGGTTTTACAATTCACAATTTATATCTGGATGAGTTTGCGCATATCCACTCAAGCATCGTAGATTCATTCTATGAAAACGTTTATCCAACGCTTTCAGCCTCTAAGATTTCGCGTATCAATATCACTTCAACACCGAATGGATTTAATAAATTCTATGAAATTTATACGGCTGCTGAAAAAGGAGATAATGCATACACTCCAATGCGTATTGATTGGTGGCAACACCCGGAAAGAGACGATGCATGGTATCAAAGAGAACTTAGAAACCTTGGTTCTGAAGATGCATTCAATAGACAATATGGTAATGAATTCGTAAGTTCGTCTTCATTATTGTTATCTCCAGCATCGATGAAGGTGTTAAGAAAAAATGCAAAGAAATACGTGAATCATGAATTAGATGATTTTGATAACATACACATCGACGTAAAGGGTTTCTTAGCCTGGAATCCAAACTTTGATGTCGAAGAATGCGCAAGCGAAGAAAAGTTCTTTGTATTTACCGTAGATATTGCCGAAGGAAATGGAGGAGATTATTCAATCATCAATATATTTGAAGTAAAACCAATGGATAAAAAGAGCATCGAGAATGTTTTAAATCCAGGAGCGATGTACGACTTTTTTAAATTAGAACAGGTTGCGATCTTTAAATCAAATGAACATGTTATTGAAGACTTTGCAAAGATATTGTATACTCTATCATGTGAAATCTTTAACCCAGAAAACGTAAAGATTGTGATCGAGTACAACACATACGGTTCGATCCTATTAAAATATATGTCGACAGTTTTTCCTCAACGAAATGAATTTGAGGATGATATGGTACTTAGATTTAAACACCGTCATGATTCCAGAACCTTAAGCCCTGGTATCAGATTAAAATCAGATAACAAGGCTGTATTTTGCCAAAACTTTAAAAAATTGATCGAGGCAAACAGATTGACGATCTCAGATATTGAAACGGTAAACGAGGCCAGTCTATTCGGTACCCTAAAGAATGGAAGTTACGGAGCCCAAATGGGGCATGATGATGCGATCATGTCTTCGATCATTGCAACTGAATTCTTCAGTACAACCGATTATGCTGATATTGTAGAAGAGCTATTAGATATTATTGATCCACAATTGCATGAATTTATGGAAACGATACTATTTAAAGATAATAGTACCCAGGGAGATTTACAATACGATATTTACGACCTATTATAACAAATGAATTAGTCATTAGATATATAGATTAAGAAAAAATACTTAGAAAAATTATGGCACTTAGTCCTCAATTAGCTAATTTTAAAAGCTCAGGCGTGTACAGATTGGAATTCGACAAATCTATCACCGCTAGTTTTAATTCGCAAACAATCAGATTAGTTGTTGGTCACTCTAAAAAAGGACCTTACAACACACCAGTTTTATGTCAAACTATCGAAGAATTCCAAGGAATATTCGGTAACATTGATTTAAATTTGGAGAGCACTGGAATGTTCTTCCACAGATCTGCTCAAAATGCTTTAAGCAGAGGAGCAATCCTTGCTTTAAACATTGCAAACATTGATAGCAATGATTTAATTGCATATCAATCACCAGTTACCTTTGGTTCTAATCCTGGAGCTGTAACATTACATTCTGAAAGTGGTACAAAACCTTTCGAAGAATTTTATAACACAGATAAATTCTGGTTCCCAGAAGATATCGAAGTTATAAATGCAATCGGTCAAGATACTGATAGAGTTTTAAACTTTATCAACATCAAACAGGATCCAATCACAATCATCGTTAGAAAGGCTCAAAATGTAGCACAATTCGATATCACTGCAAGAGAATGGTATGGTAACGGTAACGTTCCAGCCTACCTAAATGATTTCGATTATATTTCAGACTTTATGGTTGATGTATTCGTTTTCAAAGGCGAATTCGATCCAGCTACACTTAATTCAGATCCAGTTTATGGAGCTTATTTCACAAACGAAGGTTTAATTAAAGATCAATTATCAAACTTCTCTAACTTAAGACAAGTTTCTTTATTGGCTCAGTACACTGGTTCATTATTAGCAGGATTTAAAGATCTTGAAGGTAATGATTTATATGTAGAAACAATGATCAATGGCGAATCTTCTAGAACTGGTTTATTCTGCGCAGTAAACGCAGCATTAGTAACTTCTTCTACAGGAACTGCAGTTGATTTGATTGGACATGTTTATAATAAGGATCAGGATTATGAATTACTTTCATATTTAATTGATTCTAATGTAACATCAAACGATATTGTTTTACCTTCAAAGGCAGATAACGGTGGAGTTGCAGTTACAACTTCAATAGTAACTACGCTTAACACAAACGATACATTGCATATCAATAATTATGATGCGACTGGAGTTATTCAAGTAGGANATCTTTTCTTAAAGGCTGGTTTAACCAACGAATACGCAGAGATAATTCATACTGAATTTACANCAGGAGTTACTATCATTCAATGCTCTGAAGCAATCAATTCAATATATGGAGGAATCGATACAACTGGAGGATCTCATACAATTTACACATACAATNNCAATATTCCTAAATATCCACAGTATGATTTCGTAGCAGGACCAGTAACAGGTACCTACGCAGCTATCGGAAACGGTCAGTTCACTGCAACTTTCGATATGACAGGACATTATGGTACTCCAATTAACTTTCCAATCAAAAAGGGAAATTACGTTAATTCAGCAGTTGCAGGAAGATTGGCAAAAGTATTAAGAGTTTCATCAGTAACTGCAGGAAGCATCACAACTTACACAGTAACTTGTGATAGAGATGCAGCAGCATCATGGCCTGGTAACTACGTTCTATCTTTTGAAGATGCAACTACAGTTTACAAACCATTTATTTTATCTGCAGCATTGGTTTCAGCTAAAACAATATCTGGAGTTCTTTCACAATTGGTTGGAACTAATTTATATGATGCCTTAATCGATAAAGATTTAATTGATTACAGATATGTTGTTGATACATTCACATCATTTGATGCATCAGTTGGTATCTTAAACAAACAAGAACTTTCATACTTAGCGAGTCAAAGACAAAACGTATCAGCTATCTTAAATGCGCCGACAGTAGCAGATTTCAAAAAATCTACGAACCCTTCATTTAAAGATGCAAATGGTACTTTCCAAACTCAATACGTAGCAGACGGTGGTAACTTGGATATGAATCCAACTAACTTCTATGCATTACCTTCTATTAACAATGGAGCTAACTATGCATTCTACTACGGTCCAGGTTTAACCGTAACTGAAAATGGTAAGAGCTTTACAGTTCCACCAGCAGCTTACGTATCAAACAACTATATCGACAAATACTTCAACGCATTACCATGGTCAATCGTTGCAGGTCCAAGAAGAGGGGTTGTATCTGGAATCAATGTAACTGGAGTTGAATATCCATTCAGTAAAGCAGACAGAGACATCTTAGAACCATTCGGTATCAATCCGATTGTATTCCAAAGAGGAGTAGGTTCAGTTATTACTGGTAATAAAACAGGTCAGCAATCGGTTAAATCAGCACTTTCTTCTGCACACGTAAGAGAGGTATTGATTTACATCGAAGAAGGTTTGGCTAAGATCTTGAAAAACTATGTGTTTGAATTTAACACAGCACAAACAAGATTAGAAATCAAAACTTTAGCCGATTCATTCATGACCGGTCTTAAAGCTGATAATGGAGTTTATGACTTCAAAAACGTAATGGATCAAACTAATAATACGCAAGACGTTATCGATAACAACATGGGTATTTTAGATACATTCGTTGAACCAGTTAAAGGTTTAGAGATTATCGTACAAAGAACCACAGTTCTTAATACAGGTGCAATCTCAACTGGAAACTTTTCTTAATAAATAGATAAAAATATAACACAAATAAAATGGCTTTACCACATTATTCACAAGATCAGACCTCGAAGAAAGGCATGCAGTACGAACCAGTACAGGCGAACCTTTTCGAAGTTACTATATTGCCACCAGCTGGAGTTGCAGGTTCTTCTTTGTTACTTCAACACGTTAACAAAATTACGGGTTTGAATCTTTACAAGGAAATCACACCAGTAGATCAAAAGTATAAGTTCTCTAAACGTTCTTATGCTGGTATGCCGGATGATACAACAGTTGAACCAGAAATCGAGTTCTCATTGAACTTAAATGACTCAAATCAAGCTTACTTGTACAAAACTCTAAGAGATTGGTACAACAAGCAATTAGATCCTCAAACAGGTATCATGGGTCTTAAAAAGGATTACACTGGAACAATCGTAATAGTTGAATATAACAGAGCTGGAGATATTTACAGAACTGTTACATTAGAAGATTGCTTCATCATCTCAGGTTTACCGTTCTTAGAAGAGAACGCATACGAAACTACTGAAGCGCAAATTTTAACAGTTAAATGGAAGGCAAATACTTTCTTGGAAGTATTAGCTTAATATAAGATCAGAAAAGGATGGTCGCAAAGCGTCCATCCTTTCTTTTTGTAAAGAATATATAATATGTTGATAACATAATACCCCCGCATGGCAAATACAAACACGAAATTAACAAAGAAGCTTCAAGTGCTTTTAAGCGAAGAAGAGGTTTTCATCCTCAATCGTATCATCTTAAATGATGCACTTGAAAATGAAGAAAGACCTATTTCCATCTCAGCATTTATCAGAGAACTAATTAGAAAAGAAATCGAAAAGAGACCTGAAGAAAACAAAGAATGGAATCGCAGTAAAATCAATAACCTTAAATCTAAGAAATAATGCAAGAAAACGAAAACCTACAAGATCAGTACAAGCAATTGGTAGAGCAGGCCGAAAAAGGAGATCAATCTCAAACGGCGCAGTCAGAACCCATAAATTTGGGAAGGGTAGATATGAAAAGATTTGCCACCCAAACAGCTGAAGAGGCTGATGTTATCCTAGGATATTACAATGTTGAAATGATAAATTTACCATCCGCTGGTAAGTTTTATCCAGCAGATTCAACAATCTCTATTAGATCAGCAAAAGTTGCAGAGATCAGACAATTCTCAACTGTCGATGAAAACAATTTGATCGATATTGAAGAGAAATTAAATTACATCATTAAATCTTGTATTAGATTTGTTTCAAAGAACAAAGTTTACTCGTACAAAGATATTTTGGAAGAGGATAGAATCTTTTTATTGTTATCGATAAGAGATTTAACATTCCCAGAACCAGAACTTAAATTAACTGTAAAGGCTAAAACCAGAGATGGTGAAGAGTTCGATGCTGAAATTGCATCAAAATATTTTCAGTTATCAAGAGTTCCAGAAGAAATTGAAAAGTATTATGACGATCAAACTCGTTCATATGAAATTCAAACTCGTTCATTCGGAACAATTTCAATGAGACCTCCAACGATCGGTATCATGGAACAGGTTACGGATTACATTAGAATTCGTCAAATTGAAAAGAAACCTTGGGATCAGGCATATCTACAAATCCTTCCATACATTCAAAAGGATTGGAGAGGATTTAATGAAGCATCGATCTTTAAAGGTGAAGTTTCGTTTAACGCATGGAATGAAAAGAAATATATGTTGGTTTACAGATTGGCAGAAAAGATGAAGATCGGAGTTCAGCCAGAAATGTTAGTTCAACACGAGGATGAGGAGGTCCTCGTACCAATCACCTTTCGTGACGGAATCAAATCTCTTTTCATTATTCAAGATATCGCTGGAGAACTTCTTTAAGACTAAGTTTTGGATGATTTATCATCTGAAATTACAACCTTCAGAGATCGAAAATATGGAATTCTATGAATATCATTATTACACAAAGGATCTAACCGAAGTAATGAAGAAGCAACAGAAGGGAGAAGAAGGTCAACAAGAGCAACAAAACCAGATGATGCAAAACACTGGAATGAAAATGCCAAAGATTAATGTTCCAACCATGAAGATGCCTTCGATGAAGATGCCAAGATAGTAACGGTGATATATACTAAAAAGAATTAGAAGACATTGAGTATCTTTAAAAGTGCTTTTGAAAAGCTTTCAATAGACAACCAACAAGAAATCGCGCTAGCGACCAGGACTACTGCAGAATCAGTTAGTCCTGGTGGTGCGTTATTCAGCAAGGTTGATGAACTAATTAGAGCTATCAAGGCTACTTCAAAGAAACAAAGTGAACCAAGTGCCGGAGCTGGTACTGCTGGATCTGCAATCATGATGAGATTGATTGGAGGCAAGGCACTTACCGAGATCGGTAGGGGTTTAAGTTTAATTATAGATGCTATTAATAAATTAAAGGGCGAAGGTAAAGATCTTAAAGAAAAAATGATAGGATTGGCGGTAGGTATCGATGCGATCGCAAGGATTGGACCTGCAATTCTTAAATTTGCAGGCTATTTATTTTTAGCCGCACCACTATTGGCAATTGGAGCCATTACTGCTCCTCTATTTGGATTAAGCTTATTTATTATCGTAAAGACATTAGAATGGGCAACCAAGCCTCTTACAAATGATAAAACAATGGCTGCCCTACAAGCATTGGATCGAGTTGCATTGGGAATCATAGCGCTTGGTTTGGTGATGGTACTTGCTGTGCCATTATACGCATTTGGTATCACATCACTTCCATTGATTGCTCTTTCCCTACTTGTAATTGGAGGAACATTCTATCTGTTGGATAAATTAGGAATCGATTCTTCGATGAAGAAAACATCAGAGGCATTAGGATTTGCAGCACTTGCAATTCTTGCACTTGGAGTTTCATTCGTATTAACTTCAATGTTATTGAATACCGTTAAAGATCCATGGATCATGATGGCACAGATCGGAGCCCTAGTATTAGGAACCGGTATTGCATTTGCATTAATTGGAGAATTTGCAACTGAGGTACTTAAAGGAGCAATCGTGATGACATTAGCAACGATACCAATTATCTTATTGGGACTTGCCGCGCTATTGTTCTCTAAATCCGTATCACCTGATGAAAGTGGTTGGATTACACTTGCTCAAATCGCAGCAGCAGTTGCTGGAATTGGAGCTGGAATGGCAATTGCCGGAGCCGCAGCACCATTTATTCTGGCTGGAGCCGCAGCAATGTTGGTCGCTGGAGTTGCACTGGTTGCAATTGGATTTGGAATCTCTTCTCTTGCAGCTGCATTTAAAAGCGGTGGAGTTGATGCGTTATTGGCTGACTCTGGACATAAAACAGAAGGAATCTTTGGATTCGGAGGGGGAAGAATGATGTCAAAGATGGAATATTTAATGTATTCGTTAGGTAATTCATTTATGATCTCGCCGATCGCACTGGCTGCAATTTATGCAGGAGCTCCAGCAATGATTATGGCAGGATTTGCATTAAAATCAATCGCATGGGGAATTCAATCGTTCCAATCCATGAAGATCAATTATGATATATTACCAGCTCAGATCGCAAAGGTAACCACTGTGTTAGCCGATGCCTTTGGAGCAGTTGGTAAGAAATTTCCAGGTGGTAGAAACTTTCTCTCTTTCGTTGGACGTGGATCTCAATCCGCAGTTGCCGACGGTATCGACGCAGTTTTAGGTATGGGTAATGCCCTAACCTCAATCGCAGTCGGTATGCAAGGAATGGCAAGCTTAAAGTTCCCAGTATATGAAGGAACAAAAATTGTAAGATATGAAACTTTAGATAATTCAGTTTGGGGCAAGGTTGCATCAAACACTGGAATCATGGTAAATGTTCTGGCAAATGAATTCGGTAAGATTGGAGCACAATATCCAGGTGGTAGTCATTTTTTAAGCTCTTTAATTGGGCATTCTCGAGTGGCTGACGGAGTTGATGCTGTTTTAGGTATGGGTAATGCATTGGGATCCATTGCACGTGGCATGCAGGATATGGCAAACTTAAAGTTTCCTATCTATGAAGGTACAAAAATCGTCGGTTATCATCAATTGGATGCAGGAGTTTGGGACACCGTAACTTCAAACGTACAAAATATAGTTCATGGTCTTTCTGGAGTCTTTGGCGATATCGGTAAGAGCCCAGAAGCGGATAGAGGATGGTGGTTCGGTAAATCAAAAATCCAACATGGTATTGAATTGGTTAGCGAATTTGCAAATCCAATCGCCGCACTTGCAAAGATTGCACAAGAAATTGCAGATAACAAAATTGATCCAGAAGCAGTAAAGGCCAAAGTTATTGGATTGGTAGGTGCATTTAATGCAGCATACACTCCTGATGCAAAAGGAAATGCTTTGGTAAATGCAGACATGGTTTCAATGACTGGAACACTCGCAGATAAGATCAAACAGATAGTTGATTATGCCGATGGATACGCAACATTCGTTGGACAGTATGGCAAATACGTCGATCACTTTGTTAGATTTAAAGATGCAGTAAATGATTTCGATCAAACAAACCTAAAATTCACTGCAGATCTATTCAATGGTTTAACTTACCTTGCAAAATCTGGAAACGCAATCGATAAGATGGGAGAACAATTGACCAGTGCGATTCAAGAACTTGCAAAGATGATTGAAGATACAAAGAACAATCTAGCAACGAGCGGTCAACAACAGACAGACTGGAATCATGCAAGAGGTTGGAAGTGCAATCTCAGGATTCAGTAGTTCGGTTTCAGGATTCTTTACAGGAAGCTCTGCGCCTTCAACGCCAACAAATGCTGCGATCGCAAAAAATACCGCAGCTGTCGGTAATTTACCAACTCCAGCATCACCGAATAATTCACAGGATATTACGGCGCTGGTTGTAGCAATGAATCAATTGATTGCGAAGTTCAACGATCAGACTGGTATGAACGCGCCGATCGTTAGAGTTAGAAACGTCTAAATCTATATAAATGTCTACTCACATACATGTATGTCAACAGTTAGATAAGCCATTCAAATTTTGGAAGGCTGAGCTCTACATGATGCTAGGTCAAATAGAACTTTGGAAAAAGTTTTATGATAAACCTACGAAACTATATTGTGATTCCAATACGCTTCATATCATTGAATCAATTGGAATTCTTGATGCATGGGATGAGGTAGATTCAACCCTATTAGATGAGCCAATAGATATTAATAAGACACAATTTTGGTCTTCAGGAAAGATCAGAGTGATGCAGGCCCAAGAGACTCAATATGTCATGTCAGACCTGGATTTTATCTGTTTTGAAGATCTATCCAAGACCGATCTCTTCTTTCATGATCTGGGAGTATACCATAAAGAGATGTGGCTTTTCAATAATGTATATGCGTCTCCTCGAGAAAAATTAAAAGAGGCAAGATTTAAAATGGATGTTTCTACGTGTTGGATCTCAAATCCATTCAATATGGCATTCATATACATGGGAGACACTCTATTAAATAAAGACTACACCCGAAATGCGATCGGTTACATGAAGAACGCATCGAAATTAGAATCTCATAAATTTAATCGTAATCAATACACTGTTTTTGCAGAGCAACAAATGTTAGCTGCGATCACGGGATCCAATGACTACTCTTACAAATTATTAATCTCTGGAACCTATAAAGATGGAGGCAAATGGTTCTCTAATCGAGATGGAATTTGGAAATTGGGAGACACTTGGAGACATTCAATGCATCTTTGGCTTGACAAATATAATTTTGCGGCAAGACCAGACAAGCAAGAATGGTACATTGAAGTCATCATGGACAAGATCAATGCAATTGATCCAGAAATACACGATAGGATCCAGAATAAACTTTCTCAACTTGATACATATAATGAGTATTTAAGACTCTAATTGTATGAAAGCAATCCATGTAAACTGGACAAAACCATTTTTTGAAAGACACCGATTACGAGGTCACGGCTTTAAAATTCAGCGTGAACTTTCAAGCGAGTACGATCAGCCCGATTATCAATTGTTATACACAATTCTATCAGTTTTACGATGGAAACAATTAAATGGACCCATCAAGCTGTATACAGATACAATAGGGCTCAACTTCTATAAAGAATACGATATTGATTATATCTATAATGAGGTTTCTATTGAAGAGCTTGACAACTATACCGAGATCGATGCGGCTCACTTCTGGACCTCAGGAAAGATTCACTGTCTACAATTCGAAAAGGAACCATTTACGTTTCTGGATCAGGATTTTATTGTAAGAAATACACTTCCACAGATCTGTAAAGATAATGATATTGTAATTGGTCACTGGGAGATTCCTCGAGGCTATTATTATTTCACAAAGGATCAGTTTGAGAAGGAGATCAATCACTATAAATTACCAGAGAACTATAATCCAAACGCCTGGATTCCAAACACTTCTTTTATGTGCGTGAATAACATGGAGTTGATAAAAGAATATGTAGCAGAACATAAGAAGATGGTATCAACAAACGATCCGGTTCCGGAATGGTTTTGGCTATTGACAGATCAAGGTGTTTTGGGTCAATGTTTTAGAGATGGTCGATACAAAGTTGATTCATTGACAGATCGAGTTTTCTTAAGTGATTCTGATTATGGAAATAAATCAAGCAGAAATAATGGAGCTTCAGAAGCATGGTACTGGCCAATAGAGCATGATATTAGTAAAGATGCAGCATGTGAATGGGAACACGTTTGGCTAGCAAAGGTCGTGTATGGACAGGATCCGAATCGAATGGTAATGGATTGCGTTAGATTCTATGATGAGATTTGGTCAAACTTTCCAGATTATAGAATGTTATTAGAGCATCCTCGATTAAGTAAGTATAAAACACAGAAACACTTTTAATGATACAAATAATCAGAACATTTTGGGGAAACCAAGAAAAAACATGGAAAGAGGTTCCAGCAACTCCACTTTTTACGGATGAGGTTGTATTCGTGTGGGGATTAGAAAATGAATCTAGATTCAAATCAATGGGTTATAAAACTGTTTTAATGAACAGATGTGTAACACAACCTGAATACAGTACGATATCCGATCATTTTGCACATAAGCTTAGAGCTCTTAGCAAAGCAGAAAAAATGTATGATGAGTATCTATTTTTGGATTGGGACGTCCATATCATTAAACCGATAGACGATGATTTTTGGAACATCATCATAAGATCAGGAAACGATGTACAATGTACAACCTATGGTTATCCATTGGATTATGAAACAAAGATACTCCAACACATCAAAGACAATCCTCAAAAGGATTGGATCAAAAAATTGGATCCCAATACGTATCCATGGATAAGTGTACAGAATGAACTTATGGAAAAATACAGTTGGAAGTGGGAAGATCTTCAACTGGTACCCAATTTCTGTTTCTTTTATTCTCGTAACAATCAAGTCGCAAGTAAACTATTAGAAATTTATGTTAACGATGGTATAAAAACATGTATTGAAGAATACTGTATGTACATATATGCGGATTGTTCTTTGGAGGAATTCATTAACAAATATGAACCCATTGTAATAAGAGGTAGAGAAGACGATTGTTATCATTTTGATCTTATCGAAGACGATACGATGCGCAGAATAAATAAATTTATAGATACACTTATTTCAAAGAATCTTTACCTAAAACACGTTTAATATGTATTTCAAAAGACCACTAATCAAGACTCCAGTGGAAAATATCCACTATCTCGCACCGATACCAGTGTTCCAAAAACAATTCGATGACGATGAATTACATGAAAGAATTTTTCAATTAGGATTTACCGAGTTAAATGAGGCACAGAGACGAATGGGCCAAGAGTTACCAGGTCGTTACGATGAAGAGAGATATAAGGAGTATAAAGATTGGTATGGAAATAAGGATCAATGGGTTGAGGATGGATTTCCGGCAATAGGTTCAAGGTTTTCAGTACCACCGAATAACTTTTTAGAATTGGATAATGAAGACGTAAAGGAGATGAGACGTCGAATTGAAGAGGCATTTAAATACACCCTGATTGCAATTCAAGCGGTACCACATGAAGCAGAATTAAATCCAGTCATCACAGAGAGTTGGGCACAATGGTATGAACCGCATCATGGTCGAGGCCATAATAAACACAATCACTGTAGATGGGATCCAAGTGAGGCTCCATTCATCGGTTTTTCTGGAGGTTATTATTTATCAGATGGAGAACCAGTTGAGGATCATACCTATTCTGGAGCATTTGTTTTTCATGTAAGAGATTACGATTATTATGTTAGACCAAAGAAGGGAACCTTAATTTTATGGCCTTATGATATTGTGCATTCAGTAACTCCATTCTATGGTAAGTCTCATCGATGTGTAGTAAATTTTAATATTCAGGTAGATAAAATATAATTTGAAACAAAATAATTGTTATACGTATAAGATACAAATAATTTAATTGATACATAGATTAGTTAAATTAAGTTCTTTAATATACAGAGGGATGGTAGAGTTGGTTTATTGCACCAGTCTTAATTCTAAAATCGAGCTGCATAGTTGAAAAATTATGCTGCAAACACTTTCAAATTCGGAGAAACCTGTTAAATGGCAACCCCGAGCGAAGCTCAATAAAATGAGAACGTGTAGAGACTTAACGGAAGTGGCCTAAGTCAGAAATGATATGGTTGAGATAAAGTCCAGACCACAAAACGAGAAGGTAGTGAAAACTATAGTGGTAAGGAAAACTGGAGACTGTAACAGGTCCGGGGGTTCGAATCCCTCTCCCTCTGCTCCGGGTCTTAAGGTTAAAAACTTAAGACCTTTATTTTTTTAAGTGGTGCCAAATACACTTGAGGTCCAGAGTCGCTAATGACTTTAGAATTGTTTGAAAGAGCAATGAATGGATTTTAAAAACAAACAACAAGCACTATGAGTACACAACCTCAGGCGCATATTGCGCTAAACAACAACCGTCTGAAATCCTATGCAAACGTAGTCTATTTAAAAGACAATGACGAGTTTCAAATCGAACTCTTCAATCCGCACAGCCAATCGGTATTAGCAAAAATTTGGATCAATGATCAATTGATTTCAGACTCGGGTTTAGTTCTTAGACCTGGAATGAGATACTTTTTAGATCGTTACATCGATGAAAATCGTAAGTTCAAATTTTCTACGTACAAAGTTCAAGGAGACAATTCTGAAGTTTTAGAAGCTATCAAAAACAATGGTTCAATTAAGGTTGAATTCTATGCTGAAGCTACTAAGACATTTAAGGCATTTCCAATCGTAAAAATAAACAATTGGGAACAGACATCACATCCTACAAACTATCCTCCAATCGGAACACCGTATTGGATCGATCCAATCCTGCCGTATTGGATCAACATGGACAGAAAGATATATGGTGGACCAAATACAACTGTGTATGGTCCTGGCACATTCTATTGTTCAACAAACACCACAAATCTTTCTAATCAAGGAACCGTAACGTGTTACAGTACGAATTCTGCACAATCATTTAGTGGTACGTCTGGAGTCGCAGGTGCTTCTGGAACAAGCATC